ATTGAAGAATCTGATTAGGGATAATAAATCAGATATGAATATTTCCTCTGCTAAATTGGAAGAAATTGACAACACTTTGGAAACTCTGAATAGACAGCAAGAGGATTATCTGAAGAAAGTCCAAGAGAGGGAAGCTATCCTTGAACAAAAGCGTAAGGATATCCAAGAAAAGATTGACGAAACATCGGAAAAGATTGCTAAAATATCTATTATGGATATTTCTACCATCCAAACGGAGAAAGAGAAGTGGGATGATGCTTGGAGAAAGCTGGATGGAAAGATTGGTCATGTGAATGATGCGATTTCATCCAAGGAGACTTTAAAGAAATTAAAAGTTAAGGAAATTGATAAATTTTCATCTGTTGAGGATGGTATCCAATGCGACAAATGCCTCCAAGAAATTCCCCATACCCATGTGGAGCATCTGGAGAAGATGAAAGAACAATATCAATCCGAATTGGATGGTATTGTCGAGGAAATTGACAAATTAAAGGAAGAGAAATCCCAATTTCATTCCAAAAAGGAAAAGGTTCAACAAAAGGTAGCGGAATTCCAAGATCAGATCAACGAAGCGAAAGTCACTAAGCAGAAATTGGAGGGTCTGGAAAACAGTCTCAAGCAATACAAAGAGTCTCTGGATAATTTGAAGTTGGATGAATTACCTAAACCAAATTTCGAAGAAAGTATTCAAAATACTTGGGTGAGACAAAACGCTGAAAATGACAATTTCCGAATATTCAGACGTAAATCAGATGATTATGAGGTGTGTAAATTCGTTCTGGGGGAAGAGGGTGTCCGTAGCTTTGTGGTGAAGAGACTCCTTTCCATGATGAACGCAAGTATTCAACAATACATCAACGATCTGGGTATGTCCATTCGTTGTAAATTCGATGAATACTTTGATGAACAGCTTTCCAATGACAAGGGCAAGGAGATTTCTTACTGGAATCTGAGCGGTGGAGAGAGAATGACTGTAGATTTAGCATGTGCATGGGCATTCAAGGATTTGAAAAGGAAGATTTCAGGCGTGACATCCAATGTGGAATTTTTAGATGAAATTCTCGATGGAAGGATGGATGAGCGTGGTTATGATCTTTTGATTGAGTTGATCAAGAAAAGAATTGAACGGAATGATCTATCGGTCTATACGATTTCCCATAGAAAGGAAGTGTCTAAACATGTGTCCGGCTCAATAATTGAATTGGAGAAAATGGATGGAATTACCAGACGAGTGAATTATGAAAAGTGATATAGTAATGTATGACATGACGCTGGAAGACATTGAAAAATTCTTCATTGATGCCTATATCAGACGAAGTGAACAATGGGGCAAGGAATATCTCTATTATGGTCATATGATGATGGGAAATTTTGATGTGTATGCCAACGAAGAGGAGCATAAAAAGGATCATGATATACTGAAAGGCATTTTGATGAATATGGTGGAGCGTGGGATATTTGAAAAAAATGGGGGATACGTATAAATATATTAATGTTGATTCGCAATCCCTACAGAGAAATTGGTAGTATTTATTCAGGCATTCTGAATGAGTCGCCCGATAATATTAAAATAAACGATCAATATTTTGACTATGCCGACACTCCGGGTGCATACACTGGACTTATTGGGGAAAATGGGAAGTATGTTCTTTCTTCTGAAATCATAGGACATTCAAATTTAATTTCTCATATCCTCAATCCACCTGAACCTGAGACTGTTATGGAAAAGATAATATCCAATATGGATGATATCAACGCTATCAAGGAAGTTGTAAGAGGTCGAACGAAAATAAGAATTTGGTCGGAACAAAAGGTTTACAGTTTTTGGGAGAGATACGACCCAAAATACGAAAAGGCGATTAAAAATTCAATCAAAGCGATAGGTGGTAATTATAAAGAATATAAATACGATTTACTCGGAATGAAATATGATGAGATGCCGACTTATAAAGAATTTTTTGTAAAACAACTCACAGATGAGGAAAAAGCCGAAATAGAAGAAAAGCAAGCGAAACAGCGACAGGCTGAAAGAGCGTTGGCGGATCTGAAGTCGGGTGCTAGACGACCAGTAATGCCATCCAGTGATTATGATAATACTCCAACCCGCACTCCTTCTTGGCAGAAAAGGGATGGAGATTGATCAAAAATTAGGAATACCTATAAATTAATTTCTTGATTTATACGGTTTGATGGATAAATCTCTTCATGTTTCAAAAAACACCGTTTCCATCTCCTTTTGCTAAGAATCCCTATTCGGTAAAAACCCCCACTCAAGAACCTCCTAAAAAGGGTAATACTTATTTAAACTTTTCAGCAGATATTAGTGGCTGCGCGGCTTGGAGAATATTGTGGCCAGAGATGCAGGTCAATTTAGGTGGTTACGGGGACTCCACAACCATTCGCAAAATGGTTCTCAACAAGGATTGGTATCAGGATGTGAAAACCATCAAGCTGCAACGCCAATGTTCCACTCAACAGAAAGAATTCTTCAAATTCCTCAAGAGTATCCAACCGGAATGTGGATTTAAGATCATCTATGAAGTGGATGATGTGGTTTTCCACGAAGAGATTCCTGATTATAATTCCTATAAACACGCATTTGCTTCTGATGAAATTCGCCAGAACTGTGTGGACATGATGAACATGGCAGATGAGGTGACAGTGACATGTAAATACATGCGTGATCTTTTCATTGAGAAGACGGGACAACAGAAGACTTCAGTAGTTCCCAATTTCCCCCCCGAATGGTGGATTGGACATCACTATAATTATGGTAAGGTCATCCAGAACTTTGACAGGAATAAGAAAAAACCACGCATCCTTTATTCAGGATCGGGAGCGCACTTCGATGTGAAAAATGTCACGGGACAACAAGATGATTTCTCCCATGTTATAAAATTCATCATTGATAATCGCCACAAGTATCAGTTTATTTTCATTGGTGCCTATCCTCCTCCTCTTCATCCTTATGTTAATAACAAGGAGATTGAATTCCACCCTTGGCAATCTTTGATGGATTACCCCAAATTCATCGCTAATTTGAATCCCCAATTGCTTCTTGCGCCCTTGAAGGATATCCCATTCAACAGGTCAAAATCAGATATTAAATATATTGAGGGAGCTTGTTTGGGTATTCCCTGCATGGTGCAGGATATGGTGACGTATCAAGATGCTCCCGATTTTCTTAAATTCACAGATTCTACAGATTTGGAAGAGAAGGTGGAGACGATTCTGAATTGGAAAAACCGTTCCAAGTATTACAAGCTGGTTCCCGAACTTAGAAAGCTTGGGGAAAGCAGATTCCTTGAAAGACCGGAGAATATTGGAACTTTTATGGAATCCTTGAATACACCATGGGGTGATCCATCTCGTAGGTTTATGAAATATTGGAACGATTGACAAACGAATTAATGGTGTTACAACATACCCATGTATAGAAATTGTGTATATGACAACAAATCTCGCAAAATCCATTTATTTTCTTGGTCTGAGAATGGGGAACGCATCCGCGAAGAACACGATTTCAAACCCTATATCCTTCTGGAAGACAAAAAGGGAACGGAGAAGTCTATCTATGGCACTGCGCTAAAGAAAAAAGAATTTGCCAGCGGATATGACAGGAATAATTTTGTCAAGGATAGTAATATCAAGCGGATTTATGAGAATCTGCCACCATATCAGCAATTTCTAATTGATAATTATTGGTCGGTATGTGAGGATGATAATTTCTCCCAACATCCTTTGAAGGTGGGGTATATTGACATTGAATGTCCATCTTCTGATAAATTTCCCGAACCAGAATTGGCAGAATCGGTAATTAATTTGATCGTTATTTTCAATTCTGAATCCAAGATGTATCATTCGTTCGGGCTAAAGAATTTCCATACCACAAGAGATGATGTGAAATATTATTGGTGTAAATCAGAAGAAGAATTACTAAAAACATTTATCAAATACTTTCAGAAAGAAGGATTTGATGTGTTGAGTGGATGGAATATAGCAGCATTCGACGTTCCTTATCTTGTAAATCGAATTACTTTCCAATTGGGAAAGGAGTGGGCTGATAAGCTGTCCCCCACAGGTAGAATTTACGAAAAAACCAATCCAAATGGTAAATTTGGAATGCCTTCCAAAGAATATGTGATTGAAGGGCTTTCAATTCTTGATTATTACGTGATTTATCAGAAGTTTAATCTGGAGAAACAGGAATCGTATAAGTTGGATAATATCGGGGAGGTTGAGTTGGGAATTAATAAGGTAGCTCACGAAGGTAATCTATGGGAGTTGGCTAAAAATGATTGGCATACTTTTTCAGATTATTGCATACGTGATGTGGAAATCGTCGTGGGTCTTGACCAGAAAAAGGGATATATCAATCTCATCCGATTCCTTGCATACACCGGATTATGTGATTTGGAAAGCGCAATCAGAACACTTCCAGCGATGAATGGGGCAATTGCCATACGCGCCCGTATGCGGGGGGAATACATTCCCACGTTCATTCGTCCCGTGACGGACTTCCGCGCTCCCGGTGGCTATGTGGCAGAACCAAAAATAGGGTTTGCGGAGAACATCGTATCATTTGATGCAAACTCTCTGTATCCATCCGTGATGATTTCTCTAAATCTCTCTCCTGAAACGAAGATTGGGAGAGTGGAGAAGGATGGGGATAAGGTGAAAATCCATCATGTCTCTGGTAGGTTGTTTGAAATGACACCGGAGAACTTCAAGAAATTCATTAATGAGGAACAAGCGGCTTTAACCAAGGCTGGATTTCTATTT